TGATGAATCAAGTAATGATGTGATCACTATGAATGGTTCAACTAAAGGTGGATTAGCTGGAAGTGTGGTACAGATCACTGCAATAGCAAACGATGCTTACTATGTCACAGGACAATTATTAGGGTCAAGTACTCTGGTAACACCTTTTGCTGACAGTTAATAAATAATTAAAGATGCTCCTTCGGGAGCATCTTTTTAAGGAGATAAGATTATGGGAATAACATCTAAAGTTAGACAATCTGTAGTTCTTACAGCAGATGGCCAAGTACAAGCTTTGGTTGGAGGTTCAGCAGCCAATATTACTAAAGCAAATATTATGACTGTGTATGCTCAAAGTGATGCAGCTGATGGTGAAATTAAACTTTATAATGAAGCAGACAGTTCTAAAACAGCTTCTGCATTAATTTTTCATGGTAAGTTTGGTGCAGCCGATAATGCAGTTCAGGAGTTTAAACTACCAGGAGCTGGTATTTATGCTGACACTGGAATATATGCAGATGTAACAAACGTAGATTTTTTATATATAGTTGGAACGTTTTAAGGAGTAGCCGATGGCAAACACTACTTCTGGAGCATATAGTTTTGACCAGGACTTTTCTATTGATGAAATTATAGCCGATGCGTATGAACGTATTGGTTTAGTAGGAACTGCAGGTTATCAACTCAAAACAGCTCGAAGATCTTTAAATATTCTTTTTCAAGAATGGGGCAATAGAGGTGTACATTTTTGGGAAGTAGGAAATACTAATATAAATATTATAGAGGGTTCGGCAACTAGTGTAGATGCAACTGATGAAGGAATGGGTATCTATACTTTTTATAGAAACTCTGTTGATAGTGCAGCAGCTGCTGCCGCTTCACCACAAGCAACCACTACGCCTACAACAAATATTTATGGTATTACAGATATTTTAAATGTTACATACAGACAAAATTATAATACGACTTCTCAATCAGACACAGGTTTAACTAAGGTTGCAAGAGACGCTTATGCTGCAACAGCAAATAAAGCATCACTTGGAACTCCTTCTCAATACTGGGTTCAACGATTCATAGACAAAGTTACCATTACTCTTTACCCACTACCTAATTCAACAGCAGCATCTAATTATATAAATATTTATTATGTAAAAAGAATTCAAGATGCAGGAGCTTATAGCAATGCAACAGATGCACCTTATAGATTTATTCCACCAATGATATCAGGACTAACTTATTATTTATCTATGAAGTTTGCGCCTCAGAGAACACAAGAAATGAAATTATTATATGAAGAGGAATTTGCTAGAGCATTATCAGAAGATGGTTCTGCAGCTAGTACTTACATAACCCCTAAAACTTATTATCCAAACATATGACATTAATAACTAAAGGAATGGGAATTATTAAAAAAATTTTAACTAAAGATCAAAAAAAGTTAAAAAGCATATTAGATAAAAAAAAGGGAAAAGATTTAGATTGGAGTGACGTAAAAAAATCTTATAAAATATTTACGAGGAAATAATGGCTAGATTTTCAAAAGGTAGAAGAGCACTTGCAATATCAGACAGGTCTGGTGTAGCGTTTCCATATAGAGAAATGGTACAGGAATGGACTGGCGCATGGGTACATACTTCTGAATTTGAAGTTAAACAACCTCAATTAAAGCCACATCCAGTGGGGGCCGATCCTCAAGCATTACAACATGCAAGACCTTCAAGAACTGCTCCGGATGTTCCACAGTTAATGCCTTTTAATCCTTTTACAACTTATGGTGCAGGATCTGCTTATATAAATGTTAATGTACCAAACCATGGTTTAACTAATGGAGATACTTATCGATTTAGAGGAATGCCAAGCACGGCAGGAGCTTATGCGGCTCCAGACAGTTGGGACGGAATTACAGGAGCTAAAATTGCTTTAGCTGCAGGCTATGCTATTACTACAGGAAAATATGTCTCTGGTGCTAGAGACACAGATTTTACAACAGATTGGTTTTATTTTGTTGTAAATACTGATACAGCTACAACAGGGGGAATAGAAGGAGGAGGTTATCCAGTGTCCGTTGGACCGGTAACCATAGAAGCATAATGTCAATAGGATTTATTAAAAAAGTCGTACAAGCAGCTGGTAAAAAAATTAAAAAACTTAAACCAAAGAAAAAATTTTCTAAAAATATAGGTGTAGGAAAAATAAAACAAGATAAACTTTATAATGTTCTAGGAAAAGATAAGTATGGTGAAATAAAAATTACAAACAAAGGTCCTCAAGTAGGTTTTAGAGTTCCATTAGATAAGAAAAAATATGTAGACAGAAGACCTTGGGCACAAGATCCAAATTATAAAAAATCCGCAGGTGAAAGAGTTCCTACAGGACATATAGGTTCTAAAAAGAAACCTCTTAAACAATATGAAGGAAAAGCTCATGGTGGATTAATTAAAGGTTTTCCTAAAATTGCTACGAAAGGTTGGAAATAATGGCAGGATATACACTTTCAGCATTAGAAGCTGACATTAGAAGTTATACTGAAGTAGATAGTACTGTTTTTAGTGGTGCTACTCTAGGTAGATTTATAGAAAATGCAGAATATAGAATTAATCTTGATCTTCCTATGGATTCAGCTCGTGAAGAGTATCAAGGAACTTTAGCTGCTGATGTTAATACAGTTAGAGTACCGGCAGGATATATGTTTGTAAGAGGTGTTGAAGTTTTTAATTCTACTTCTTCTAGAACAGGCCCAGCTACTTGGCTTCAAAAAAGAGATAGAACTTTTATAAACGAGTATGTAGGACAATTAACTGGTCCCGAAGGTGGATCTACAGGCCAAGATACTACAGGATTACCTAAATATTATGCAATGTTTGGAGGAGCGACAGGATTAACAGATACTACTTCTGGTAATATTATAATGGCTCCTACACCAGATGCTAATTATTTGATAAATATTCATGGAAATGCAATGCCAACAGGATTAGGGACTAATACTTCTGGGACTTATGTAAGTAGGTATTTTCCTCAAGGCTTATTATATGCTACTTTAGTGGAAGCTTATGGATATTTAAAAGGCCCAGCAGACATGTTGACATTATATGAACAAAAGTATACACAAGAACTACAAAAGTTTGCAAGTTTGCAAATTGGAAGAAGAAGACGAGACGATTACACGGATGGTACAATAAGAATACCGATCGAGTCACCGCCTCAATAATAGGAGATCTTTATGGCAATAACATCAGCAATTTGTAATAGTTTCAAAGAAGAAATTTTACAAGGAGGACATTGTTTAAATGCCTCTGGAAGTACAGCAGCAGGAAACACTATTAAATGTGCTCTTTATTCAGCAAACGATGCATCATTAAGTAAATCAACAACAGTTTATGCAGCACCCTCAGACGCAGCTGCGGATCCAACTTCAACTTATGAAGTTACGACAACAAGTTCAGGATATTCGGGTGGAGGAAATACTTTAACAAATATTGATGTCACTCTAGATAGTGATACAGCAGTTTGTGATTTTTCTAATACAAGTTGGACATCAGCTTCTTTTACAGCGAGAGGATTATTACTTTATAATACTACTGCTATTACAGGATTCACAACTAATAGATCGATTCTTGCTATTAATTTTGGTGGAGATAAAACAGTTACTAGTGGAACATTCACAATTGAATTTCCAGCAGCAGCTGCATCAACAGCGATCATACAACTAGCGTAAGGAGTTCTTCCTTATGGCAGACGTAACATCAGGATGGGGACGATTAACCTGGGGTCAATCCGATTGGGGCGACACCAACGTTTATGCTACAGGTTGGGGAGCTAAATCTTGGAATGATGGTGCTTGGGGAGAACTTAATGATCAAACAGTTTCTCTTACAGGTTTATCAGCTACAACTTCTCTTGGAACACCTACCATTTCTTATTATCCCGGCTGGGGCACATTAACTTGGGGTATACATGGGTGGGGATCTGTTGACGAAATCATTATTAAACCTAGTGGAATTGCAGCAACTACAAGTGTAGGGACACCTGTTATTGAAATAGGAGTTCCGCTTACAGGAATTTCTTTAGCTTCTTCTGTAGGTACTCCAGTTGGAAGATCAGATAACACAACTACGTTAACAGGTATTTCTACTGCTTCTTCAGTAGGGTCTATTACTCCTGCAGATGTAATGGGATTAACTGGAATTTCAGCGGCAGCAAGTGTAGGAACTCTTACAGTTACTCCAAATACAATATCTGAATTAACGGGAATTTCTCTTTCTATTGCTGATGGAAGTCCTAATATTACAACAAATCCTTTGGTTCAGCCAACTGGACTTTCAGCAACTTCTTCAGTAGGATCTATAACACCATCAGATCAAGTAATGGGATTAACTGGAATCTCTGCAACTTCTTCAGTTGGATCTATAACACCAGTAGATCAAGTAATGGGATTAACTGGTCAAGAAGCAACAACCAGCTTAGGACAAATAGGAGGCCCAATAGCATGGGGAAAAGTAGAACCTAGTCAAGGTGGAAGTTGGAGCCAAAGAACATCTACTCAAAGTGGTAGTTGGAGTAAAAAAACACCTACGCAGGGTGGAAGTTGGAGTAAACGAACCGCTTAATAGTTGACAATATAAATAAAACGAAATATAAAAACCAAACAGGAATTAATTAGGAGAACAAAATCATGGCATCAACTTATACGGGTTTAGGGGTTCAATTAATGGCGACTGGCGAAAAAGCCGGTACATGGGGAACTCTAACTAATACTAACTGGAACATCATCGAACAAATTTCGGGAGGTTATGTAGAACAAGCTATAACATCAACTCCTACTACATTAGCTGTTTCTGATGGATCAACAGGAGCAACTCTTGCACACAGAGTTATAAAATTCACAGGATCAATTGGTGAAAATACTGTAGTAACAATTCCTTTAGATGTTCAAACTTTTTATATCATAACAAACGGCTCATCAGGTGGTTACACTGTTCAATTTAAATATGTTTCAGGTTCTGGTTCTAGTGTTACATGGGGAACTACTGATAAAGGAACCAAAATTATTTATGCAGCTGGGGATGATGCAACGAATCCAAATATTGTCGACGTTGGAATGGGAACTGTAACTCTTACAGGAACAGAAACTTTAACAAACAAAACTTTAACAAGTCCTAAAATTGGAACATCTATTTTAGATACCAATGGACTTCAATTAGCTTTATTAACTGCCACAGGTTCTGCAGTTAATGAAATTACATTAGCAAACGCTGCTTCAGGATCCAACCCTACACTTACTGCATCAGGCGATGATGCGAATATAGGAATTTCCTTAGCAACTAAAGGAAGTGGAGTTATTAAAGCTGAAGATAGTGGCGGAACAGTTTCTGCAGTTAAAATTGCAGGTAAAGAAACTATGTGGATTCCAGCTCCAGCAATGTATGGATCAGATACTAATGGTGCTGATGCACAGCAAGTGGAAACAACAGCAACAAGACCAGACATGAAAGTTTTAGATTTTGATGCTAGCACAGCTGAGTATGCACAATTTTCAGTAGGATTCCCTAAATCATGGGCGGCAGGAACAGTAACTTATCAAGTTTATTGGACGCCCAGTACTACTAACACAGGAGACTGTATTTTTGGTTTACAAGGGGTTTCGTGTGGTGATAGTGATACTATTGACGTTGCTTATGGAACAGGTGTCGAAGTCACAGATGCAGGTATAGGAACAGTTAAAGATCAACAAATTACCGCAGAAAGTGGCGCAGTAACAATTACAGCAGCCGCAGCGGGAGAACAAGTATATTTTCAATTATATAGAGATGCAGCCGATGGTAGTGATACCTTTACTGGTGATGCACGAGTATTAGGAATCAGATTATTCTTCACTACGGATTTAGCTAACGACGCATAAGGAGATTAAATGGCTTTTGGTTATCAAATTTTAGGTTTTGGTTCTGGAGGAGCTGCTTCATCTTTTTCTGTGAATTATCTAGTTATCGCTGGCGGTGGCGGTGGCGGTGGTCAGCAGTATTACTATGGTTCAGGTGCAGGAGCTGGAGGAATGCGTTCATCAGTTACAAGTACTGGTGGAGGTGCGTCTAATGAGACAGCATTATCTCTTTTTGGCGGAACGAATTATACGGTAACTGTAGGTGCTGGAGGTGCTGCACAAGCTAAAGGCGCAGATTCAGTATTTAGCACAATTACTTCTATCGGTGGTGGTCGAGGTCCAACAACAAGTGCAGCAGGCACTCTTTATTCCACTGATATAGATGGCGGTTCTGGTGGCGGAGGTGGTAGTTATGGATTTGAAGATCCAGGTTCAGGAACAGCAGGACAAGGATATGCTGGTGGTGCTGCTGCAACTGCAGCGGCCTGTGCCGGTGGCGGTGGTGCTGCTGCAGCTGGAACAGCTGGTGGATCAGGTGAAGGTGGTAAAGCTGGGGGAGCTGGAGCATCTAATTCAATTACTGGTTCGGCCGTAACTTACGCTGGTGGCGGTGGAGGCGGTGGCTACACTGGTGGCGGTTCTGGTGGCGCAGGAGGTGGCGGTGCAGGAAGTAGTGGTGGATATTTAGGTCCAGACGCTACACCAGGTACAGCTAACACTGGCGGTGGCGGCGGCGGTGGTGGTTATGGATACAGTGGCGGTGCTGGCGGTTCAGGTATAGTTATTCTTAAATATCCTGATACAATAACTATTGCTAACTCTGGAGGAGGACTAACATTTTCAACCTCAACATCAGTTACCGACTATAAAATTACAACATTCACTGCTGGAACAGGCGACATTTCTTGGAGTTAATATATGGCACATTATGCATTTTTAGATAAAAACAATATTGTTATAGATGTAATAACTGGTAAAGATGAAGGCAGCTTTGATTGGGAATTACACTATGGTTCTATTAGAGGTCAGCTTTGTAAACGAACTTCTTATAATACACATTTTGGAGTACATAGTTTTAGTGAAACTCCTTTTAGAAAAAATTATGCTGGAGTTGGTTATACCTATGATGAAGATAGAGATGCTTTTATAGCACCTAAACCTTTTTCATCTTGGACATTAAATGAAACAACTTGTAAATGGGAAGCACCAGTTGCTCATCCTAACGATGGAAAAATGTATAATTGGAATGAAGAAATTACTAACTGGGATTTAGTAGAATAAATAACAATGCACATTTCTTCTTCAGCAAGAAAAGCCTATGGTACATGGGAAAGTCAGCTAGAAAAAATTTATGATGACGGAATAGACAGCTGGAAAGTAGACGGAGCCGCAGTTAAAGCAAAATTTCCTAAGTAGCAACAGGATTTACAGGTTGAAGTTACCTACGATCTACTATATTACCTAATAAACAGGTTTTTATATGCTACAAAAAATAGGCTTCTTACCAGGATTCAACAAACAAATTACCCCTACAGGTGCTGAAGCACAATGGACAGGTGGGGAAAACGTTCGTTTTAGATATGGCACACCAGAAAAAATAGGTGGCTGGAATCAATTAGGAGAAAGTAAATTAACAGGTGCAGTAAGACAAGCTCACCATATGGTTAATTCTTCTTCTACGAAATATTCAATCTTAGGAACCAACAGAATTTTATATGCTTATACAGGTGGTGTTTATTATGACATTCACCCTTTAGTCAATCCATCAGGTACAGCTATTACTAGTGCGTTTACTACTACTAATTCAAGTGATGAAGTTACCATTACATTCGGCAGTTCTCATGGATTTGTAGCTGGAGATATAATACTATTCGGAGACTCTTCTACTTTTACATCTATTACTAATTCTAATTTCGGATCGTCAGATTTCTGTGATAAAAAATTCATGGTCACATCTGCTCCAACCTCTACCACTATAACAATTACAATGCCTTCTAATGAATCAGGTTCAGGAGCCACGACTTCTGGAGGGATAACTTACTATAGATATTATTCAGTAGGACCAGCAGAACAATTAGGAGCTTATGGTTTTGGTATATCTTTATGGGGTGGTAAAGTTTTAGGTTCTACTACAACTACATTAGATGGGGCTTTATTAGATGATACTGCAGGGACAGGCGGATCAGGGACCACGGTCAATGTAGCAAGCACAACTGGTTTTCCATCTTCAGGAACAAATTATTTTCAAGTGGGTGCAGAAGAAATTTCTTATACAGGTACAACGTCCACTAGTTTTACTGGAATTACAAGAGCTGCAAGAAGTTCTACAAGAGGCGCACACTCGGATGGTGCAACAGTTACTAATACTTCAAGTTGGACTGGATGGGGATCAGCTGCAGCTAATACAGATAAAGTAACGGACCCCGGGTTATGGTCCTTGGACAATTTAGGAACAACCCTTATTGCTTTAATTCATAACGGAGCGGTCTTTGAATGGGATTCAGATGCTGCGGGAGCTACGGGTACAAGAGCAACAATTATTAGCGGTGCACCTACAGCATCCAGAAACATGATTGTATCAACACCGGATCGTCACTTAGTTTTATTTGGAACTGAAACAACGATTGGAGATACTTCAACTCAGGATGATATGTTTATAAGATTCTCTGCACAGGAGGATATAAATACCTGGGCACCAACAGCAACGAATAGTGCTGGTACACAAAGACTGGCCGCCGGATCACGGATCATGGGATCTAAACTTGGTAAAGGTGCAATTTATGTATGGACAGATACTTCATTATTTACCATGCGTTTTGTAGGTGCTCCTTTTACGTTTGCTTATGACCAAGTAGGTACTAACTGTGGATTGATTGGTATGAATGCAGCGGTTGAAGTTGATGGTGCTGCGTACTGGATGTCTGAGAATGGTTTCTTTAGATATACTGGTAAACTAGAATCGATGGACTGTTTAGTTGAAGACTATGTTTATGATGACATTAATAAAACTTCTAACCAATTAATATATTGTGGATTGAATAACTTGTTTGGTGAAATTTATTGGTTCTATCCAACTTCTACATCTAATAAAGTAGATCGATTAGTTGTTTTTAGTTATCTAGATTCAACTCCACAACGACCTATTTGGTTTACAAATGCTAGTACAATCTTTCCAAGAACTACTTGGATTGATTCTGCTGTATTTGGTTTACCTCATGGTACTGAATATGATGCAGATGATGACGTTTCATTTGATGTAGTAGGAAATACCGATGGTGTTACTTACCTTTATGAACATGAAACAGGAGTTAATTATATTAAGAATACAACTACTTATGCAGTGCCGGCTAATATATTATCAGGAGATTTTGATATTACACAAGATCAAAAACAAGGAATTACATTTAGAGGGGATGGAGAATTTCTGATGAGAGTGAGTAGATTTTTACCTGACTTTGTATCTCAGAGTGGAAATACAATAGTTGAAATAGACTTAAGAAATTTCCCCAATCAAACAGCAGCTAGTTCTAGTCTTGGACCTTTTACTATTACGTCTGCTACTAACTATCAATCGTGCAGGGCTCGAGGAAGATCAGTTGCAGTAAAGATATCTAACACGGCAGTAGATTCTAATTGGAAACTAGGAACTTTTAGGTTAGATGTACATGCAGGAGGAAGAAGATAATGGCTAAGATAGTACAAACATTAACAAGAGCAAGTTCAGAATATAGAGAAGACGTAGCACAGTCTTTGGTTAGAGATTTAGATGCTGTTCTTGAGAAATTAAACTCTACCTTTCAAGAAGAATTAAAACAGGAAATAGAAGCTAAAAGCTTCTTTATGGAATAATGGCTGTATTAAACATATATAAATTTTACGGAAAAACAGTTACTGCAGCTGAGACTAATACTTTACTTACAGCAGGAGCAGCTGAAACTTATGTAATTAAATCATTAAGAGTGACTAATAAATCAGGGTCCAATACCCCTACTATAACTATACAAAATAATGCTTTTGAAGTAGTAAATACTCAATCATTAGTAGCTGCAACCAGTGTAGAAATATTAACCCTTCCTTTAATTGTAGAGGGGTCTACTTCTTTAAGAGCTACTACAGCTGGAACATGCACTGATGGAGTAGTTATAGGTATTAGCTATCTTAATATTAAAAAGGAGATAACAACGTAATGCAAGTACTAGAACCCAAAGAAATAATAACAACTATATCAAATCTTAAAACAAAAGAGATATATAAGACAGAAGAAGAGTGGAAAGCTAAGGGGATCCCTGAAAAAGACATCCGAAGAGATGTACATGTATTGATGCCACCACTTGATTTGTTTGCAAAAACAAAGTAGTATAATAAACTCAGGAAATATATACCTGCTCCAGCAATAAAATAAGGCATAAATATGGCAATAACAGATATTAATATTTCAGAACAATTACAGACAGACGCTCCTTCTATTAAATATACAGGGAACGAAGGTCCTCAAGCTTCTCCTCAGCATCAACAAGAACAAATGATTGCTAGACAGATATGGGACGCTCTAGGTCCTGAACAACAAGGTCAATTTCAAAGCTTTGAAAAATTTTTCCAAAGTGGAATTTGGAAACAAATTCTGCAACAAATGCAGGCGGACGAAGGACAAGGACCAGAAACACAACAAGGAATCGGGAGCCTCGGACCAGAACCCATGCAACAACAAATGCCTGCGCCAAATAGAATGGGTGCACAGTATGGCGGAAGAATGGGGTATGCTGATGGTACTAGTGAAGGGGAAGTAAATATTAGAGATATAATAAAGGAAAAAATTACTAACGCCGGAGATGTGGGTACGGGAATTCCAGGAATAAAATCTATCTGGATAGAAAAACTTATAGAGCATCTAAAAAAACGTGGTGGAAGACCTGATCCAAGAGGAGAGATTACACAAGAAGAAATAATTGAAGAGTTAAGACCTAGAGATCCTAGAAATCCTATACATCCTATGCCTATGAGACCTATGCCTAGAAGGGGTGCAAGATTAGGTGGCGACATGGAAGAATTAAGTATGAGAGAAACAATCGATACTCCTGAAGGAATTGAAACTTTAAAAGAAACAGACACTATGCAAATGGCAGGTGGTGGAGCAAGAGGATGGAAAGCACAAATGTTAGCTGAACAATTAGCAGAAGAACAATATGGAAAAGAATTCTATGATCTTCCTCAAAGAACTCAGATGGAAATTTATCAGATAGCTCTCGACATGATTGATAGTGGAGGAGAATAATGCCATTCAAATCAGAAAAACAAAGAAGATACCTATGGGCTAACGAACCAGAAATCGCAAGAGACTGGACGGATACCTATGGAAGTAGAATTAAGAAAAATAGTGGGGGGATAACTCAAGCAGACGCTGTAAATTATAACCCATCTAAAATGGTTTCTGTTCCGAAAAAATTTAAAGCAAGAGAAAATGCTACACCAACTGAGTTAGCTTATATTACAAAAGATGAAGCTGGTATCTTAAAAGCTTTAAAACCAGATACTCCTCACAAAGGACCTAGAGGCATTCCTAGTTATGATGACTTTGATGCTCAAGGAAATTATAGATCTGGTGCAGCAATGAGTGCTGCAGAAACAGGTTCTACTAGCTCTACAGCCCAAGCGGATCTAGCGCAAGCAGGCATAGATGCCGGTGAGGCACAAGATCTTCGTGCTAGTCACATAGCTGCAGGAGGAGACAAAACAGACGCAGAAAAAAAAGATAAAGAACTTAAAAAAAAAATTAAAGAAGCAAAGAAAGCATCTAGAACAAGAAAGACTAATACTCGTCAAATTGAATATTTACAAAAACAAAAATTAAATTCAGTAATTAGTCAATTAAGAAGAGCAGGATATAATCAATTTAAAAAAGGTGAAACTACATTTCAAGATATACAAGATTTTTTAGGTGGTATGAATCAATTTGAAGACGAGCAGGATTTTGGTGTTGCTTTAACAGAAAGATGGCAAGATTTAAAAGATAAAAAAGGTAATCCTTTATATTCTCCTGAGACAATAGAGAAATGGGAGAAGAGTGGTTATACTCCTCGATATCCAGGTACAACAGGGGTGACCTCTTTAGATGCTCTTAGTGGCTTTATAGGCACACCAGAATTAACTCAAAATCAAATACAAGATTATCTAGATACATATACTGCGATAGGAGCATCGGGCGATATGACTTCTAAGGAAAGAATGAAAGAGTTTGAACCAAATAGATATGCGCGAGAACAAGGAGATATAACATGGAATCCTGTTTCAGGAAAATTTGAACCTAAGTCAGATGGCGATGGCGGAGGATACAAAGGTTATCCTAGTTACGAAGCATGGCTCGCGGCACAACAAGGTGGCGGCGGAGGCGGTGGCACAACACCACCAGTAGAAGATGAAGAATCAGAATTTCAACAATCACTTACAACCACTGCAGATACTCCTAATTATTATGTAGGAAGCAATCCCTTAGCATCAAACATAGCATGGGGAAAACAAGCGGGCGTCGACCCACGAACCATGGGTATTTATAACCAGGACCAATTTGGTTTCCCTGCATGGGCAGCTGAAGGTGGAAGAATTGGCAGAGCTTATGGTGGTATCATGGATACGGACACTGGAAGAAGAGCTTACGGTTTAGGAAGTATATTTAAAAAAATAGGAAGAGCTGCGAAGAAAGTTTTTAAAAGCCCAATAGGTAAGGCTGCTTTAGGAATAGGTGCTTTTATGTATGGACCTAAATTATTTGGTGCTCAAAACCTAGGTGGTTTTGGTGGCTGGGGACAAGCTGCTAAAAGTAAAGGTTGGTTAGGGAAAATGTTATTTAAAAAAGGAACAGAAGAATTTAGTCCATGGAAAATAGGAATAGGTGCAGCTTCAATGCTACCTTTCTTCATGGGTGGTAAAGAAGAGGATGAAGATGATAAGTTCGATTACGAAGGAGCAAAAAATAAATACTGGGATGAATTAAGAAGAATTAAAGCAGGTGCCATGGCTGGTAGTTTAAATCCAAATGAATTTAGTTACTTACCATCAAATTATACATACACCGGAGCTGAAGGTGGAAGAATAGGATTAAGTAATGGTGGTGATCCTCTATTAGTAGATGAATATAAGAAGTATGTTTTTGAAATGGAAGAAATGGGACTTCAACCAATGTCGTTTGAAGAATTTAAAGCACAAGCTAGAGCAGGAATGTATGCAGGTGGTCAATCGGTTCCATCAGATTATACTATGGAAGATGCAATGATGACTACGACTCAAGATAAACTAGGTGGCATTACAGATGTAATGAAACAAGCTGATCTTAATCGTCAAGGAAGTGTAGGTCAATACTATGCAGCTGACGGTGGAAGAATTGGTTTAAAAAAAGGAACTCGAAAAGAATCTTTAACTGATAAACTTGTTAGATGGGGAGGAGGCTCTTCTGTTGTCGCAGGTGAATTAGGTTTAGAAGGTCTTAATCAAATTTATCACCTATTAAATATGCCAGGTTTATATAACCAAGGCGGTAGAATTGGGTATCGATATGGTAAAAATTATAAATCTAATCAGGGATCAAGTGAGATTATGAAAATGATAAACTCATTGATTAAATCAGGTATAGTTGCAGATGAAAGAGAAGCATTAGATTTTATAAGAAGATCAAGTACATCTAGTGTACCTTCGGAACCTTATGAATTTTCACCTGGAGCTTTAAAAGATTTAAGATCAAGAGTAAATCCTTCTCAAATTAAAGACAGCCCTTTTAATAAAAGAGTTCCAAATATAGATCCTGGTTTCATAAGACCACTCCCACCTGGAGCGGAAAATGCGAGAGCTGATGGCGGTAGAATTGGATATGCAGGTGGTTCAGGTTCAGGTAGACCTCCAATAACAATGGGACAAGTACCACAAGTACCACAAGTACCACCTAAAATGCCGGGGCCACACTCTCCCCCTATGCCAGCACCACAACCAAATCGAATGGCAGGGATGAACCCTATGATGAACCCTATGATGAACCCTATGATGAATCCTATGATGAATCCTATGATGAATCCTATGATGAATAGCCCTGTAATGAATAGACCTATGATGGGTGGAAGAAGAATGGCTCAAGAAGGTGGTTTAATGGATCTTGGTGGCATGGAAAAAGACTATAGAAACGACGGGGGCTTTGTACCACTAGGTGGAGAAGAAAAAGCAGATGACGTTCCAGCAAGATTAAGTAAAAATGAATTTGTATTTACAGCGGATGCTGTAAGAGGCGCAGGCGGTGGAGATATTGACAAAGGAGCAGAGATTATGGAGAATGTTATGAAAAATTTAGAACAAGGTGGACAAATATCTGAAAAGACGCAAGGTTTAGCTGGCGCTCAAGAGATGTTTGGTGTATCAGAGAGATTAAGTGAGGTAGTATAATGGCTGGAATAGGTAAAGCACTTAGAGGAATTGGAAACGTTTTAAAAAAATATAAAAACAAAGAGTCTACACTTAAGTGGGTAGATAGACACACTAATCCTGGAGAAGTAAAACCAGGAAAACTTTTAAAAAATACTTTAAAAGGAATTGGAGGTGCAACAGCTATAACACTAGGAGTTAGTAAAATTAAACAGAAAATAAAAAAAGGAAATAAGGATAAGTAATGGCAACAGAAACATCGATAACTAGACAGGCCCCTTATATTGAGGCCCTAGGTGAACAGTACGGGAAGGATCTTACAGCATTAACAGCTAAGAAGATGCCTACTGCTGGCTATGCACCTACGGTTGCAGGCCAGGATCAAGCACAATTAGACGCTTACACAAGAGCAACGACTGCCGGACAAGGAATCGGGGCTTACCAACCTTATCTTACTCAAGCTGGAGCATATCAAACACAAGCCGCGGGATTAACTGGACCAGGCGCAGGAACTGGAACAGGTTCTATTGCGTCTTATATGTCTCCGTATCAACAACAAGTTATAAATGAAACTTTACAACAGTATGATACTCAAGCGCAAAAAGGTATGACTGGAATAGGATTACAAGCAGCTAAGTCTGGAAACTTAGGTGGTGGTAGAGAAGGTGTAATGAGATCAGAATATCAGAATCAATCAGATATGAACAGAGCTATGTTAAATGCACAATTATTACAACAAGGATATAGTCAAGCACAACAAGCAAGAGGACAAGATTTTACTGGAATACAACAACTAGCAAACAATCAAATGCAAATGGCACAAGCTGAACAAGCTTTTCAAGGGCAAGATATTTCAAGGTTAGGATCAGCGGGCGCGATCCAACAAGCACAGACACAGGCTACTTTAGATGCACAAAGAGAAGCAAATAGAATGGCAGCTTACGAACCTTACGAACGACTAGGATACATGGGAGCAGGACTTGGAAATATTCTAGGAGGAATGGCCGGCCAGTATTCAACAACAGTATCCCCTAACCCCTCACCGTTGCAAAGTGCGTTAGGTATTTTATCAACTGGAGCAGGAGTTTACGATAAGTTTAAACCATAATGTCTAGATTTTTACACAGACCAATGTTTAGAAGAGGCGGGAGTACCGGAGAAGGTATTACGTCTGGACTGAGACAAGGATATCAAGACGGAGATTTAGCTAAAATAAAAAGTCAATTAGAGTTGATTAATAAACTAGCTCCTGAACCTGAACGACCTAAAAGTCAAGCACGTTCTGATTTTTTAATTAACTTTGGTTTAGATTTAGCAACTAGATCTCCTAAAGGAAATATACTTCACACGGCTGCTGCCTCAGCTAGAGACCCTTTTAAACAATTTCAACAACAAACATCTCAAGAAGACATACTTGATTATAAATCACAACAAGGACAAAGAGCATTGGTGGCAGAGCTGGTACAAGGATTAAGTGATGATCAACTCAAAGGTATTGAAGAAAAAATTCAACTTCACATGAGAACTCACCCAGGTTCTACTTATGAAGAGTCTTCTAGAGCAGTGTGGGACACTATAGAATACAGTAAATCAGGACATGTAAGAGAAGGAGAAAATGTTGAAAATAGACTTAATTTCTATGAAACTTATTTAATGAATCAAGTTAACAAGCCACCGGCTTCTGCAGTTAGATCTGTGGCAAACCATTTATACAAAATGGAAACTGGAGCTTATAAAGACCAATTATCAGAAAAAGATATAGCTGACTTAGGAAGCAAGGTATGGTTTAGTGATCTCGATCTTGATCAAAACGTAGAAGGAGGCGCTGCTCATATTGAAAATGGTGAGATTGTAAAATATAAATTAAGCCCCAATGGTATCAACAAGTGGACTCCTTACAAAGGTAAGATTATCTTTGACTATAGAACTGGTAAACTTTTTAGAATAATGGGAACCTTCTTAGAGGTCGTAGAAGATATTAACGAAAAATAGGGGGATCAATGGTATTTGGATTTGACCCTCGAAAACTTATCGACGAAGATAAAAAGAATAAGAAAGAAGAAGAGAAAAAAGCTTGGCATGAACAGGAGGAACTAGATAAAGCTCAAGAAGAACATGAAAATACTCTTCGAAGACAGAGTAATATTAAAGATGCTTTTGATTCAGCCTTTCAAACTGTCCGTGAGTATAAATATTTAAAAAAGCACGGCAAAGAAGAATATCATAAAGCTAAAAAGCTTCAGGACCCTAATTATGAACCCCAAACTTTTAGAGAATGGGCTGAAGAAAACAAAGGTATTCTAAAAGGAGCTACCATTGATTGGAAAACTGGAGATACCATTTGGCCAGAAGATTTAAATGAAAATCAAAAAAAATTATTAGGAAAAACTTTAGAGACTGAATATGGGGAAAAAGATTTAAAAGAGCACGTACAGTTAATTAGTACGACTGGCAGCGGAGAAAATAAAAAAATAGAAAACTGGTGGGAAAGTGAAGGTGACACTCCTGATCCATTTGAAAGTGAAATAGGTATCACAGAATCGGTAACCGGAGCCGTGATGTCTGGTGTAATAAAAATTCCATATGGTTGGATGAATTTAACTGCCATGATTAAAGACTGGGCTGGAGAAGAAGATGTGCCAGTGAATGAAAGTAACGTAGCTAAATTAGAGCAGTGGTTTGATAAAACTTTCTTTGGACAGGTGATGGCATACGGAGAAGACAAAGCACACGAAACAGCCATCGGTCACATTACAGAATTCATGATACAGATGATGGGAGGCTGGAAGATTGTAGGAAACAAAGCTATGAAGGTTACAGATTCCGCTTCACGGATGACGAACAAAGTTATTGATGCCGTTAAGAATGGTAAGTATGCAAGAACAGCAGGAAACTCTAACGCTTATGCCGCAGCTAAAAAAGCAATGGAGTTAAATAAATTATCTCGTAAACAAAAATTTGTTTCATTACTAATAGGGGGTGGAGTTTCAGGGGCCTTGGTTTACGACACAGAAGAGATCGGAACTTTTGGTGATTGGTTTTTTGATGAAGGAGAATACACAGCTTTAGATAGAGATAGAAGAGGAACTGCTAAATCTGATGCCACAAGAATGCTTTATAATAAATTAAAGTTTGGTGGAGAGATGGGCTTTCCAATTATTCCCACAGTTGTTGGTTTAGGAAAAGTAGGTAAACTGATTTTAAAAGATGGTAAAAATTTAGCTTATAGTAGTTCTAAATTTGAAAGATTTGTGGATAAATATTTTGCAGGTAAACTAAGAGCCAGAAGTGTTTATCCTGAAGAAGAATTTCAAGCAATGCAAAGACTCCATGGAAAAGAAGCTTCGGCGCAATCTTTAGCTACTGATTACTTAAGAAACTTTGACCAAATTATAAAAAGAATTTCTAAGTATACACAAAAAGGAGCAAACTCTTCTGGCTTAACAGATGATTTATCTAATTTAATTGTAGACACAATTAAGGAAGGAAAGCTGGGAGTCAAGAATGGAAAAGTAGTGGTGAAAGGATTTGATTCTAAATCAATAAACAAATTCTACGAAACTATGACAAAGAAATTAAACATTCCAGAAAAAGATGCACTTAGATTAATAGATGAACTAAGCAATGTTCACGGATCATGGGCAGAGTTTTTAAATAACATTGTTAAAGGTGGTAATTTAAATATAGCTACTAAAGAATTTGTAGTCATGATGAATGACAGAATTAAAAATACTTTAAGTGCACAGTATAAAATATTTAAAGAAGGTTCTCTTCGACCGATTGATGAATACGCAGTGGCCTCAGACATAAGAGATGAAGTAGCAGAAATTTTTATACGTAATGCTGTAGCTAATGATGCTCGAATGACAAAGACAGAAGCACGATTAGCTGTAGATACTATTATAAAAAATGTAAGACTGGATCCAGCTACTGCTGCTCCCGTATTTAAATTTGAAGCTCAAGGATGGGCTAAGGATAAAGCATTGATGACTAAAAATATTGCAGAAAATATTACTGGAGGAAAATTTAAGCCAGATAAAAAAGGAGGTTTAATTCAAACTGAAAAAGATCTTGCAGCTTTTAAAAAATTATTTGGCAGCTATGAAAATGCCAACACTATTATTGCTAATGTAAGCACGGATCTTGCCGGCATTGCAGCAAGAGACCGATTCTATAACAAAATGAAATTCGACTCTGATGCTATGATTAAGAGAGGAGAACGAGCATTAGTTTATCCAAGTTATAATGAAGCTTTCAAAGCTTTTAATACTATTAAGTCTGGTAAAAAAATTGTTGAAGCTCCTTTAAGATTACCCCAAGGGATTGCAGAAGAAGCATATACAGTTCCACTCAATGGAATGTTTACGACTGAAGAGATAGCTCATGGTTTAAAATTCGGAGCTAACGCTGCGGTAGATAAAAAAGTAATGCCGTTGTGGTATCAGATTGCAGTCTTGATTCCTAAAGGATTAGTTCAAGCTGGTAAAACAGTACTAGGCCCATTCACTCATGGTAGAAACTTTGCATCAGGAGCAGTAACAACAATTTCTACCGGAAATATTTTTATTAATCCTATGCAAATAGCTAAAGCTTTTAGAACTGCTTACAGAACTATTCAACCTCAGTTAGGAAGTGGTATTCATCCATACTTCCGAAACAGACCCGGCTTAAAAGTATCAGGTGATACTTCTAGACCTGGCCAGTTCAGACCTGGAGCCAACACGGTTGACCCTGATAAATTAATTCCAGCAACAGAGTTTACTAAAGAGGGGGGACAATCTTTATATAGATTTTTATTAGACGAAGGCATGGTTAATGCCAGTGCTACTTACCGAGACTTAATGGGTCTTATTGAAGATACTCAGAGAAGTGGATTCTTTCAATGGGTGGGTAAGAAAATGGATAAGAATTTTATTACGAGAGGAGCTAAAAAATTTATGAAGACGGCTCAAGATTTATACGTTGCAGAAGACGACTTCTGGAAAATATGGAACTTTGCAGCAGAGTCTCACAGACTTAGAAGAGCTTATAAAAATGCTTTTAAGGCTGGCAAAATTACAATGAAGCAAGTGCCGGGTGGAAGTTTCGAATCAGTAGAGATATTGAAGATGGCAACTCAAAACGTTAGAGAAATGCTTCCTAACTATGCCTATGTATCTGATCTAATTAAAGGAATGAGAAGAGCACCTGTAGGAAACTTCGTATCATGGCCTTCAGAAATTATAAGAGGAACTAGTAACCAAACTCTTAAAGCGATTAAAGAAACTAAAGATCCAGTTCTAGCTCGTATAGGTTGGGAAAGATTAATGGGAATGACAGTAGCTTGGGCAACTATACCTCCTCTTGCAGTGTGGGGATTCCAACAAGCCTATGGATTTACTCAAGAAAAATTAAATGCTTTAAAAGAATTTGTCCCGTGGTTCTCAAAAGATTCAACCATCTTACCTGTCTATGTAGATGGTAAATATAAATACATAGATTTTAGTAGAGGATATTTTTACGATACTATAATTAATCCAGTGCAGGCTATCATCAATGCAGTGGAACAAGACAAGGACCAACCTTTAATCCCTCGTTTAATAGATGGATTTGGAAGAGCTTCTCATCGATTAGTTGAACCATTTATATCAGAAGCGATTTGGATTGGAGGAATAGCTGATCTATTTGTAAGAAAAGGTGTGACTAGACATGGAACAAGAGTCTTTAATGAACTCGATGACTTTGGAATAAAAATGCAAAAGTCAATTGTTCATTTAACTAAAACGATGGCTCCTTTCTCACAGGTTCAGGTTAGAAGATTGTATGCAGCTGTCATGGATCAAAGTATGAAAGGTGTTGACTATGAAGTACCGGATGAATTATTAGGATTCATTGGCGCAAGACCTGCACCGATCGATGTTAAAAAACAAATGAATTTTTTTATCAATGAATTTATATTACAGAATGAACGTCTAACAAGTAGAATGTTATATGAAGGATTAAGAACTGGAGATCCGGTAGATTCTAATGACATTATTAAAAAATTTATTTATGGTAATAGAATAAAGTTTGAAGAGTATAGTAAGATGAGAAGAAAAATTGATGCTGCTAAACTTCTTGGTTACAGTGATGAAGAATTAAGAATATGGTTTGATAAAAGAAATCAGTTAAAAGATTATGAAATGATCACAGGGAATGTATTCAAACCTTTCGAAGTTACCGAAGGAGCGAAGGAATCTTTTCAAACGTTAGCTGAAGAATATGGAATCAGAAACCCACTGGATGAAACAACATTAGAAATATTAGGAAATATATATGAGATCATGGCCGACACTCCTTTAAATTCCGACTGGACTCTCGATGCTGAAGAATGGGTACAACCTGATCCTAAAAAAATAGAACCTCCTAAAGAAGGTGCACAACCTTGGTGGGAAGACAAAGCTAAAGCACCTACACCGCCATTAGGAAACACTCCAATACCTGTTAAAATGGCAACTAATACAATGCAAAAAGATCCAAATACTAACTTGACAAGGACCGAACAGGCACTACTATCTCCAAGTGAAAAAATTATTGCCGCAAGGACTTAATGAAAAAAACTCGTAAGACACAGGCTCAAGTAACAGCAGATACAAATCTGCGAATCTCATATCATGAGAAGATCTGTGCGGACCGTATGAAAACACTATTCAAAAGAATCGATGAGATGGGTAAAGATATTAAAGAACTTAAAACTTTCATGAACCGTGGCAAAGGGGCAGGCGCTCTTCTATTTATTATATTTTCAATCATCGGCTCTGCATTCTTTTTCTTTAAAAACTAATCTTACAACACGGGGGACCATGCAACTATCCAAACACTTTAAGCTAGAGGAATTTACTAAATCAATGACCGCTACCCGTAAGGGTATTGACAATTCACCAGGAGCAGGAGATATTAAAAATTTGGAGAACGTATGTTATGAAATTTTGGAACCGGTTCGTGCGAAGTTTGATAAACCCATTACTATTACCTCTGGCTACAGATCGGAAGCACTTTGTGAAGCGATCGGCAGCAAAAAAACGTCGCAACATGCAAAAGGCCAAGCGGTTGACTTCGAAATAGCAGGTGTTCCAAATATTCAAACTGCTTACTGGCTTCAAGCAAACGTGGACTTTGATCAATTAATTCTCGAGTTCTATAAAAAAGACGATCCAGCAGGTGGCTGGGTGCATGTCAGCTATAATGAAAAAGGATCTAATAGAAAACAAGTACTCACTTATGATGGAAGAAGCTACGAAAACGGTCTTCCAGATATGAAATGGTCCGGCGGAAAAGTTGTAGAATAAGTATTGCATTTCTTATAAAAACCATTATATAGAGCTTATAGGTGCCTTTATGGGCCTATTTTATTAACTGTCTAAACAAGGAGGTTAAATGACACTAAATAAATTACCATCAATCTTTAATCAATTAAGACCTGTTTCCGTAGGTTTCGACAATATTTTCGATCATTTTGAAAACATGTTCGACGATAACGACGAATTCTTTCGTACACCAACGTCTACATTTCCTTTTTACAACATTGTAAAAACTGGAAGTACAACTTACAACATAGAAGTTGCATTAGCTGGGTACACTAAGAAGGATATCAAAGTCGACTACGCAGACAACTTATTGACTATCAAATCTGTTAAAGAAGTAAAAGATAGTAATGAATCTAATGGAGTAATCCATAAAGGAATTGCTAAAAGATACTTCTCTAAAGTCTTCACTATCGCCGATGATGTAGAAATCAAAGGTGCTGAATTGAAAGACGGATTACTGAAAGTATCTTTAAATAAGATTCTTCCAGACGCTAAAAAACCTAGATCAATCGAAGTTAAATAACCAACCACATGAACGGGGCGCCTGGCGCTCCGTTTATAAATAATATGATGAAAATTTTTAAATTTTTTGAAAGAGCAGGTTACGTCCGGGCAATAAACAGATTAAAACGTCGAGGGCTGCACAAACAGGCCAGAAAACTTGAATCTGAAATTTCTGCGCGTCTCGCGCGTATATCCTACTAAATCCATGATTTAAGGTCTTCGCCGAGAACTTCTGAAGCTATATTTATCTTCTTTCGTAGAGCTTTCACAATTTTTTCGTCGACGGTCTCTTCAGCCATTATATCTACATATGTGACTGATTTAGTTTGACCTATTCGGTGAGCACGGTCCTCGGACTGTAATCGCTTCTCTAGGTCATATCCGTTAGAATAGTAAATTACGGTGTTTGCAGCCGTCAAAGTAATGCCATAGCCGCCCGTAGCCGGCGTTCCAACGATAAACCGACACCTAGGGTCGGACTGAAATTTGCGAATATTGTCCTGTCTTTCATCTTGAGGCGTTAATCCATAATAATCAACCACGGATCCCGGACCATGGACCTTTACTATTTCTTTAATAATAGTAATAATATCATATTGGTAATGAGCCCATATAATGGCCTTTCCTTCCACTTCTTCCAGGACATCCATTAATTCATCAACTCTATTGTTTTTAATAGGTTGGGTAGAACCATCGTCTGCGGTAAAATGTCCACATGTAATTTGTTGTAATCTCATCAGTTGAGTAAGAGCATTAACCGTTGTTGTTTGTTTTCCATTCAAGACAGCCAAAGCTTCTTTTTTCATTTGCTCATATAATTTAAGTTGATCATGACTTAATTTTATATTTCTTTTCATGTAAATTTTATCAGGTAAATCTAAGCAGTCTTCTTTTAAAACTCTGTAAGAAAAAGGCTTTAATTTATCAGATAATTCCCCTAGATTTTTAAATCCATTAACTAATTGAATAGAACGTCCGGATATATGGGCAGTTTTCAAGATTGCATATCTCATTCTAAATGAATAATAAGACTCGTGTTCTAAATGAAAAGGATCTAAAAAATAACATTGGCTAAATAAATCCAATGGATTTTTAGTAACAGGGGATCCTGTCATTATTCTTCTATATTTAGCTTCTCTCGATAAATTTATAATACTCTTGGTTCTTTTAGCTTTAGGTGTTTTAATAGTAGTAGATTCATCAATTGCCATTAAAGTGCTATGGCAAGATAAGAATTTTGATGCGAATTCTATCCCTTTGGTTGTACTAAAAGCTTCAACATTCATAATTAAAATATGAAGTAATTCTTCTGGTTCAAACAAAGAGTCTAGTTTTTCTTTTTGTTTTTTAGTTATATTTGATTGCCACAATATGGTCACATTCTCTATATGAGAAGGTAAATGGGTTGGTAGTTCTTGTTCATACCAAGTCCTAATAACACCTTTAGGTGCTACAATTAGGACACCATCTATTTTGCCTTTATCATAAAGCATAGCGGCATTATCTATTAATACTTTAGTTTTACCTGTACCCATTTCCATAAAATAGGCATAGGTCTCTTTATTCCATGACTTTTCTAATGCGGTCATTTGATGCGCATACGGTTTTGTTTTAAATTTATATTTCATTTTTTTTCTACTTTCTAGTTGACAATATAATCTTTAAGACCTATATTGTCAAGCATGAAAGAAAATAATTTAAGATACGAAGATATTAGTCATAGAACAGAGCCACCAATAGTTTACGTTATTCAAGAAATTCCAGGAACTAAAGAAGGCAGACCAAAAATAAATATTATGGGGGCAGTAGAATATGGAAAATTTAAATTTCTATTACCTGAACTTTCACAAATAATATTTTCACCTGGCCCACTTATTTTTAAACTAAGAAAAGAATTAGCTAACTATAAACAAAAAGACTTTTTATTATTAACAGGAGATCCTGCTATAATAGGAGTCGCATGCTCTATAGTTTCTGATATAACAAATGGAAAATACAACTTATTAAAGTGGGATAAACAAGAAAGAAAATACTATTCCATCGCAATAAACTTATACGAGAAAGGAAAAATAGATGAGTAGTATTGATTTCGAAAAAGACCAGGAGAATGTTTTACATAAAACTGAAAATATTCAATCACTGGCAGATCAAGTTGAAAGATTAGAATCTTTACAAACTAAATTTGATCAACAAGAAGAAAATATAAAAAAAACAAAAAAAGAATTAGAGCATTTATCTGGAGAAGTAATTCCAACTATGATGTCTGAGATGGGTTTAGCTCATCTTAAACTTGTAGATGGATCTTCAGTAGATGTTAAGCCGCATTATAGTGCTAATATAACTATAGCAAATAAAGAGACGGCTTTTAACTGGCTTCGTAACAATGGACTAGGAGATATAATCAAAAACGAGATATCCGTGTCTTTTGGTCGCAACGAAGATAACAAGGCAGCTGATTATGCTGCTCTTGCACAGGAGCGTGGGTTTCAACCGACACAAAAGTTGAAGGTTGAGCCCATGACTCTTAAAGCGTTAGTCCGTGAGCGTATTGAGGCAGGTAAAGACATGCCAACGGAACTTTTCAACATATTTGTTGGAAATAAAACAACAATAAAAAGGAAACAATAAACATGAACCAAGTACAAAAAAAAGAAGAAGCAGGTGCTTTGGCTACGAATCTTTTCGAAGCTGATGCAAATGCGGGCTCTCAGAATATGACGCAAGAAGATCTTGCATTACCATTTCTGAAAGTTTTGGGACAATTATCCCCAGAGGTTAATAAACAAAACGCTAAGTTTATTAATGGTGCAGAACCTGGAATGATTGTTAATAGTGTGACTAAGGAACTTCATGATGGGGCAAAAGGTATAAATGTTATACCAGTCCATTATGAAAGACAATATGTCGAATGGCAGGACAGAGGGCAGAGCACTGGTGCCCCTGTAGCAATCCATAGTGTAGATAGTGGTATCATAAGTACAACTACTCGTGATAAATCTTGGAAGGATAGATTACCAAACGGTAATTATCTTGAGAACACTGTTAACCATTTTGTGATTCTTATGGGTAAAACTCCATCAACAGCGTTGATATCTATGAAAGCTACTCAATTAAAGATTAGTCGTAAATGGAATTCAATCATGATGGGTCTTAAACTTCAAGGTAAGAACGGCTTATTCACACCGCCAACATATAGCCACATTTATAATCTAAAGACTGTTCAAATGTCAAATGACAAAGGAACATGGTTTGGATGGGATGTATCTAAAGTTGGTCCGGTTACAGATAAAGGTGTTTATGCAATTGCTAAAAATTTTGCTGAGAAAAACAGCAAGGGTTTAGTGAAAGTTAAACATAAATCTGAAGAAGAACCTAAACAACCTTCTCTTAATTTATAAGATTCCTAGGGAGTGGGCGGCAGAGCGAGAGTGAAACCGCCCACTTATAAATTATGATAGATGAGTTTATAAAAATATTTGAAGGATTGGACCGTGCTTATGGCCAGTTTAAGAGAAACGAATCTCGTGTATCTGCGAAAGTAGAAGGAAAACCCTGGGTCGAGCATAAATCCCCTCAAAGAAATCTGTGGGAAAACCATTTAAGAGGTATAGGCGTAAGTCTTGGAATATTTCCTCTAACTGATGACGGAACTTGTAAGTGGGGCGCCATAGACATCGACGTTGATGAAATGGATTACGAGGAACTTCTCAAAAAAATCAGAGAATTAAAGCTTCCATTAATTATGTTCAGATCAAAAAGTGGTAGGGCCCACGTTTATCTGTTCATGAAAAATTTTACATCAGCAGAAGAAGTACGATTAGTTATGAAAAAGTTTGCGTCTAAGTTAGGTTTAGCAGATAAATTAGACAGAATATATCCAATGCAAATAGAATTAGGTGAAAAAGAAACAGGGTCTTGGTTAAATTTACCTTACTTTAATCATGAAGAAGGAAGTAGATATGCGTACAAAGATGATTTTGATGCGGCTACCATAGAAGAATTTTTTGAAATGCACAAACAATACGTGCAAGAGAACCTAGATGACTACCTACTAGAAGAAATAAAACTACCTACAAAAAAAGTAAAAAAAGTTAAGCATACGAGCTTAGAAGAATTACTCTTACCATGTCAGAAGAATGCCGCAAAACTAAATAACAATAAAATTCCAACAGATATAGGAAGAAATGATTATTTACTTCACAGTTACGTTTGGGCAAAAAGAGCAGAAACACATGCTAAAAAAATAGAAGAATATAAACACCTTGATGCAAAAGGTTTATTAAAACATTTGAATAAAAATTACCTTAAAGAGCCATTACCTGAAGCTGAGATAGAAAAAACGATTTTTAAATCAGAAGACAAAGAATATAAATATTTATGCATAAGACCACAGATAAAAAAATATTGTGACCCTTCGGCATGCACAAGACATCTATGTGGCATCACTCCAGATCAAGCTTTAGAATTAGTGGGAGCAGAAGAAGCTCTTGGACAGATAACTCAATACTGTAGTATCCCTCCGATATTTTACGAAAGTGTTTTAGTAAAAACTGTTCAGTATAATTCAGAAGATAACAAAGTAGGCCATCAACGAATTAGAATAGAGATGAAGGGATCTGATTTTTTATACAAAGATAAATACATAACCAGGCTAGCGGACGCTGGATTTTTCCCTCATGACGCTATACTCAAAATGAAACCTGAGGCGTTTAGAAAAATGAACATTGGTAGATTAGATAGAAAGAGTTATGAAAAAGCAGAAGAAGAAGCAACTCCCGAATACGAGTTTAAAACACTGATACGAGATTTCTTAAATAAATGTACTGTAAGTATTATCAGATCCGATTTATTGGATGGCGCCTGTTATTACGATGAAGAAACAAAAGAAGTGGAGATAAGGATACATAAATTAATGGAGTATTTAAAAGCCAGCAGAGACTTTAGATCTCTGAAGAAAGTATGTTTTGATTTAAGGAAAATGTTAGATGCTAAAAAAGTAAGTGGATATGTAAATGATAAACTTGGAAAAGAAAAATCGTGTCCTACGTGGCGTTTCAAAGAAGATCGAGAAAACTTTATAGTAACACTAACCACAGAACAAGAACAGATAGAGGAGAAAAAAAATGAAGAAAATTAGAATAGCTGGGCCACCTGGCACAGGTAAAACAAGACGTCTAGTAGAAATTTTCTATGACTGTATACAGCAATATTCTGCCACAGAGATAATAGTAACCTCTCACACTAACACTGCAGCCGATGAAATTAGAAAAAGAATATTAGATACTAAAAACATTCAACAATATCAAGAGAAAAAGGGAAAAGACATATTGCGCTTAGTAAGGGAGTCTAGAAAAACCTTAGAGGAAACTGTAACCACAATACATAAATATTGTAAGTTACAAATAGAGAGAAAAAAAGGAAAAGCTGTTGTTTTTGATGGTGACGATTACAATAATTTAAAAATACAACATCCTTTGTTTGACTCTCATACTGGCTCTAAAGAATTTTATAATTTAAAAATGTTAATAGCTAGACATCCTTTTTTTAAGTTTCATAGCACGGCCCGAGATAATGGCTCCGATACAGTGACATATTACCGAACTTTAAGCTTTGAAGAAAGGCGTAACTTTAAATACACCATAACCGAGCTTCAAGAGCTAGAAAAAAATTATAATAGTTTTAAAAGCAATATAAAATTAAACCTTCGGGCCGAAAGAATACTAGACTTTCAAGATATGGTTGAACACTTCACAGGCTCTGATGAAATAAAATCTGAAGATTTAGGTATAAAACTTTTAATGGTTGATGAAGCTCAAGACTCGAGCGTACTACAGAGAGCCGCGGAAGTTAAGATGGCTGCAGCTGTAGAATATTTTTATAAAGCAGGTGATCCCGACCAGTCTATTTTTGAGTTTGCAGGGGCCAATCCCCACGCATTTCACATAGAGTTTGCTCGTCCAGAAGAAGAATTGGAACAAGGGTTCAGGTGCCCAAGAGTTATTAACGAATACTGTAAAGATATAATTAGGCCTTTGTGGAAACACTACAAGTATGCTGGTGGCGGAAGAGTGTGGAGTCCTCGAAGAGAACTCGATAAAGAGGGTAAACCAACAGGACCAATTGTAGAAGGCGAAAAGTTCGAGATGATGAACTTGGAGCAAGACCCTCATCTTGCTGAACTCAGTAAAAGATTAAAACAGACTAATGAAACATTTGCATTTACATATAGAGGAAATGAACCAACAGAGACGGTAAGATATTTAACAAGACTAGGAGTGCCTTTTAAAATAGCTGATGAACATAACAGATTTCAGTTCAAATATCCTACCGCAGATATAAAAAATCAAAGAGAATTTTTAAAATTAATTCGTGAAAAGAAAAAACTTACTGCTGCAGCTATCAAAAGAATATTAAAAAATACCCTTCCTGAATATGTGGGAAAAAATTATTCTGAAGAGAATTTAGAGAAAATTGACAAAGGACATCATGATATCGAATGGTTAATTAAACATCAGTTTTTAAATCCAATTGTCAAAGAATCCGACGATTTTCAAAACATCAAAAAAATAAGTAAAATTTCATACATTTCAACAATTGAAATGAAGAACTTCATTAGAAGGGTTGTAGAATACGATCCATCTGGAGACTTAGAGAAAACTCCTAGAATATTTTTAGAGAACATACATACAATAAAAGGAAAGGAGTTTGATAACTGTATTGTAGATTTAACTATACCGAGAGAAGAACACGACTATACAAAAAGAAGGATAAAGTATGTTGCATGCTCAAGAGCAAGGAAAACATTATGGCTAATAAAAAGCAAAAACGGACTGACACTGTAAATCCATACGATATTCAAGTCGGTGGAACTCACTACGCGTCGATGGTTATACAACCTTCAGAATTTATAAATAAAAATAATTTGCCCTTCGCAGAAGGGAACGCTATAAAATATTTGTGCAGGCACAAGCAGAAAGGACAAAAGCAAGATTTAGAAAAAGCAATTCATTATTGTCAAATGGCAATAGAAAGAGATTATAAATGATACCAGATTTATGTGATGTAGTAATAAAAGATGGTGATGTTGTTGCTGTCGACTTAGAGACTTATGATCCAGACTTGAAGAAACACGGATCAGGGGCCATTCTAGGTAAAGGATTCGTGGTTGGTATAGCCCTAGCTTATGGAGATAAAAAATTTTATATTCCTCTTAACCATAAAGAAAACAAATCAGGAGGGCATCCACCAAACCATGTGTGGAAAATTTTAAATAAAAAAATATTTCAAAACGAAAAAGTTACAAAAGTATTTCACAATGCAATGTACGACGTATGTTGGATAAGAGCAGTTACAAAGAAGATGGTAAAAGGACCTATCGTTGATACTATGATTGCCGCATCTGTCATAGATGAGAATAGAATGAGATACAGCTTAGACTCTTTGGCAAAAGACTATAAGATTGGCTCTAAAAATAAATATGACCTTGAAGAAAAAGCTTTAGATCAGCATGGTATATCGGATCCAATGTCAAACATGCACAAATTGCCACATTCTTTAATTCGTGATTATGCAGAACAAGACGTTAATCTGACATTGAAACTTTGGAATAAATTTGAAAAAATTATAAAGACTCCAGTAAAAACAGAAAGCAAGAGTAAAAAAACGTTGGAAAATATATTTAATTTAGAGACAAGGTTATTCCCCTGCCTTGTTGACATGAGATTTAAAGGGGTCAGGATAGATGAAAAAAAGGCTGAAACTTTAGGGAAGGATTTAGAAAAAAGAAAAGAGCGTATAGTAAGAGGGATAAAGAAAAGAACAGGAATACCGGTAGAAATATGGGCCGCTAAGTCTATACAAGCTTTATTAGTTCAACAAGATATTAAAGACTATAAAAAAACTCCTAAATCTGGACAAATTAGTTTATCAAAAAATTATTTAGAATCCCACTCAAATATTTTCTTAAGATTAATTGCAAGAGCAAGACAATATGATAAGCTAATTAACGTTTTTGTGGATGGTATTTTAAAATTTGTGCACAAAGGCAGAATTCACGCTGAAATAAATCAAATTAGATCCGACAGAGGAGGAACAGTAACTGGAAGATTCTCCATGAGAAACCCAAACCTACAGCAGATTCCGGCTAGAGGAAAGTATGGAAATATAATCCGCTCGTTGTTCTTACCTGAAGAAGGACAAGACTGGATTTCTGTCGACTATTCACAACAAGAGCCAAGACTAGTTATACATTACGCCCTGAAAAATGGAATGAGAGGAGTCGAAGATTTAGCAGAACAATATAAAAAAAATCCTACAACAGATTTTCATGCCTTAGTGGCAGCACTGGCTAAGATAACTAGAGAGCAAGCAAAAACAATTAACTTAGGATTATTTTATGGTATGGGTAAGAATAAACTAGCACATACTCTAGAATTAGATGACGAAGAATCAAAAGAATTGTTCGACCAGTATCACAGAAAAGTACCTTTTATAAGAGAACTATCTACTGGTCTACAAAAGTTTGCAGAAAGAAACAAAAACATTTTTACGTTAGAAGATAGATTCTGTAGATTTGATAAATGGGAACCTATTGATAAAGAATGGGACAAAGAAAGAAAAATCTTTGTCTATAGCGACTATGAAGAGATAGATGGTAGAACACAAATTGTAAAAAACCCTGTTCCAATCATGAGTTTGAAACAAGCAAAAGACCACTACTTAGCAACCAGGTCTAGAAGACAGGAGGTAAATGATCCTAACTGTGAGTATTTTGAAAAATATTATAGACCTGCTTTTACTTACAAAGCTTTAAATAGATTAATACAAGGATCAGCTGCAGACATGACAAAGAAAGCAATGGTTGAATTACACGAGCAGGGAATTGTGCCTCATATACAAATACATGATGAATTGTGTTTATCCATTGACAGTGAGGAAACAGCCTCTATCATCAAGGAAACTATGGAAAAAGCAATAATTTTGTTGATCCCTAACAAAGTTAACTATAAAAAGGGCAAAAATTGGGGTATAATAAAATAGGAGGACACTATGGAAAAAGTAAAACAAGAAGTTAAAAGAATATGGAACTTAGCAATAAATAATAAAAAAACTACAGTTATAGTTATAGTTGCTATTATCATACTTTACGAACTAGCTACAAAATAAGTCATGTTAAATGGCTTACCTGAATGTAAACACACCTGCAACCTACGCGCAGATCAGGAGAGAATATCTTCATGATCTTAAAACTCATCATGGCGAAGTTGAAGATTGTATTATCTTCGGGCTGGCTTCGATTACTGGTCGTCCGATTTTGTTCCACGCAATTATGGAACAAGGTGCGGTCTTCTACCGTCTGCCAATCTCTGCGTTCATTCAGCCGGGGTTTAAACCAGAAGAAGTTCCTGAATATAGACTTGATGAGCTGGAGCTATGGAATTGTTTTAGCTATTATCCTACTGTCACTTCTTTCGATATCTTAGACGCACAAGCTGGAAAATATTGGGGAAAAGACAAGAAATGGCACGCAGGTAAATATCTTTTTACTGTTGACTGGGCCCATCCAGAAAGTAATATAGTCGATACAGATCATTCTGAAATATCGCACGAACATAAGTGCGCTCATATATTAGCATTAGATAATGGTAATTATGCAGCACAACCCAATAATAGAATTATATGGAATATTCCTTCTTTTACTGTTAAAGACGAAGTTCCGTGGGATTGGAAAGTGCAAACCTCGGATTGGAACGTTGAAGATAAACGTAAATGGAAAACAGAAGATTCAGATAGATTCTTCTATGATATTAAGGAGACAAAAGATGATTAAAAAAATTATCAAATTTATTTGTTGGCCATTTAGGAAGTTTTATAACTGGTTAAAAAGTGGACTTCCAGAAGGAAAAGAAAAAAAAGATGACTAAATGTGAAAAATGTCATCACGACTGCCACTGTAAGGAAGAATTACATTCAGATGCATATGGGCTGTGTGCCTGTAAAAAATGTGAATGTAGATCTAAAGCTGAAGATAAAAATTACGAAAACGAAGGTGGTCTAGTGATTGATGACACTGGAGAATGCGAAAGCTGTCAATGACAAGTGATTGTGAGGATAAACAGACGGCAGTTGATGCCAGCTATGAAGATGAGGTTTCTTCTAGAAGAACTGTAACTATTCCTTTAAGAGAGTATGATGAATTAAAACGTGATCAACAGTTTATTAAAGATAAAACGCTTATTGATATTATTGACAATATTGAAAGATTAGTTAGAGCACTAAGAAAACATATTGTAAGAAAATGAAAATTTCAGATAACACAGCAATTTCTATGCCTATGCGTAATCTACTGTCCATTGTGGCAGCAGTTGGTTTAGGTGTTTGGTCTTATTTTGGAGTTGTAGAACGATTAAATAATTTAGAAACCAAAGGCACGCTTTTAGAAAAAGATTTAGAGCAAGTAACCGAAAGACTTTCTGGTGATATAGAAAAGAATAATGAATTTAGAATCAAGTGGCCTCGTGGAGAATTAGGATCGCTTCCTGCAGATTCCGAACAATTTATGTTAATAGAACATATGTCAGGTCAAATAGAACAAATACAAAAGCAAATAGAAGAAGGTATGCACAATAAAGTTAATATTGAGTTCTTACAAAAACAACTAGAAAAGCTACAAACAACTCTTGAAAAAGTTCAAGAAGAACATAGAAATTTAAAAGTACAAAATGGTTATGTAAAATGATAGAGACAATTTTTGCCCTACTTATGATAATTAACCACGAGATTAAAGAACATAGAATTCAACCTACTTTAAGCGAATGCCTCAAAGGTAAACGTGTAGCAGAAAGAACATCTAAAGGAAAATCTATCCAATATAAATGTATAAAATCCAAAGCAGAACTTGAGGAAAACATAGATGGCTCACTCTCAATCAAAAAACTCATCCTTGAATAAAAAGAATCCAGTCGCAAAGATTTTAAAAGATAGACGCTATCGTCAACTTGTGATAAAGAATAAGAAAGTATATAATAGGAAAAAATTATGTTTAGACAAGGACCTTTCGGAAGAGCATTAGATGTAGCAGCGCAAGTTGTTAATGGCCAGTGTCCTATCTGTGCTGAAGATAGCGTTTTTATATCTCTCCATAAAACAGTATTTAGATGTACTACTTGTGGAGGAGATATTGAACAAAAGATTAATGGAAAGATTAGTTATATGCCACACATAACTAAAAATACAGAGATATGTTTTACGAATGAGCCGAAAAAGTAAGAGTATTTACGGAACTATCGCTAAACGAGATAAGCCTAAAAAGAGGCCCGGCAGGCATAAAAAGAACAGAAATAAACACGAAAAAAGAATGGGAAAATATCGTGGAAAAGGTAAAAAAGGACGTTGACAAACATCCCTAGATATCCTATATAAGAGATAGAAATGAGAAGTTTTATAGAAAGTTTTATAGATGTTGGGTCGGGATACATACTGGCAATTCTAATACAATTACTAGTATTTCCATTATTTGGTCTTTACCCTACAATTTTTGATAGTATGGGTATTGCGCTTATATTTACAGTAGTATCTATTACTAGATCTTGGTTATGGAGAATGGCATTTAAGAGGTACACATGAAGGAAATAAATATAAAAGTTAGTAATATTTCTTCAAAACAATGGCCGCTTCTACTAGTTGAGTTAAATCTAGTAGCGAAGAGCTGGAAGAAATATGGCCCAAAAATGGATATTAAAGCTAGAGACTTTAATAAGATTATTAAATGGGGTCAAAGAAAACACGGCGAACCAGAAGAAGTGTGATATAAAATACCGGGAAGGTTTATGTTAATGGAAGGACCACTGGTAAAGTATATGATAATTCTGATACTATTGTTCGATGGAACTTTAGTAAAGGAAGCACACGAGTTCACTAAGCCGGTGACTGTACTGGAATGTTTATCTTATGCTGATGATCATAGAGAGGCAATTGCTCAATATATGGACATAGGTATAAAACAAGGATGGTATTTAAAAGATAATAGAGGCACCTGGCAAGGTGTAATTTGTGATAATAAAAAATGAGTGAATACGAAAAAGGCTGTAAAGCTGCTGGGAAAAAATCCATGAGAAGAGCGTGGGAAGGACCCACAACTTTTTATGGTAAAACTACTCCAAGAGCTGAAAGATATAAAAGAATTTATGAAAAAATTTATGGAAAAAAGGCACCGACGGGAAAAAGGAAATGATTCTTATAAGTCTAGGATTGGTATGCACAATTTATTTATTTATAATCCTGTTGTTGGTGAAATGGAACAACGAACAAAATGAGTAAACCTATCCTAAAGAGAATCTTTAAAATAGGTTATTGTGGTGAAGAGATTTCTTCCCCTACCACAGTAATTGACGCATGTCAAATTATGTGGTCTCCCCTTTTTTAACAGGCTGACAATAAAACTTAATAAAAGTTTTAGACCTATTAACCTCTTCAGAACCTATTTCTTCCATTTTTTCAATACTTTCTACATATCCCGCATGTATACAGTCATAATAACTGTCATATATTTCAGGCATAGGCACAGGTGGCATACAAGTGCTATATAAACCTGAACAAAATACTAAACTTAATAAAAATTTCATCTTGACAAACCCTATTTAAATCCTATATAGTCATCAGAAATAAATGAAAGGAAGTATGACCGATATAACAAAATATAGAAATGTTTCGTTGACACACGATACATACAAGACATTAATCTCTTTGTCCAAAGTTTTATTACCAGATGCAAAATTATCTATTAGTAAAACTGTAGAATCATTAGCGAACGAGAAAGCGAAGAAGTTAAATGGTAAAGCTAAAAAAATATAGAGTTCACAAAGCCATCTGCGATGTTTGTAATGGCAATGGCTATGTGAAAGTTACTGATAGAGAAGATCCAAAAGAAATCAACATTCACCAGTGTTGGGAATGTGATTCAGAAGGAGAATTTTATGTTTATGAACCCCCGATGGCTACAAGTGATGATGCTAATAACGGTGATCGTAATACTGACAAGTTCTTGCACTAAATGGAAAGTAAAAAACCAAAATGGGATGGAAAATCTAGAGTATCAAATGACAACTATCGCAAAAGGTGGAATGAAATTTTTAGTAAAGAAGGAAGCATTATAAATCTTGAAGAAAGTTTTAAGAGTAAGGAATATTTAAAGGAGGAGGAAAATGAAAAATAAATATTTTATAAATTATTTTTCCAAGTCGGATGGTAAAAAGATTAAAAGACCGTACGATCCGCACAATGAAATGCAACATGAATTCATCGCGGGCAGCGGTAATTTATGCAAGCGTTATTGGGACAAGAGTAAGGATGGATTGCGCACCGCTAACGCACCATGGACCATTACGGCTGGGAAATGAGTCGAACTAAAGAACAGAAAAAAGAATACGATAAAAAAAGATATCAACAAAATAAAGAACGCTTAACCAAACAAGTATTAGCATGGAGAGAAAAAAATATAGAAAAGTATGAAGAGACTGCGAAAAAACGTCTTAACACTGAAAGAGGTTTTATGAGAACCTTATGGCAGTCTGTTAAGGATAGCGGTAAGCATAATTCTTTTAAAAACTTTGGTGATTTGTATAATCACTGGTTGGAACAAAAAAAGATTCATGGCATGAAATGCCCTGCAACAGGTATTGAAATGACTACGAAGGCAGTATTTAATGAAAAAGGAAAATATAAAAGATGTGAAACCAATATTTCCAAAGACCGAATACTTTCCTCCATGGGATATAGCCAACAAAACTTAATTTTTACTTCCTGGAAGTATAATAAAGCTAAAGGTGAAATGACACCTAAAATGGCTCAAGCTTTTTTAAAAATAGTTAAAGAACGATATGGAACGGAGGATATAGAATGAGAAAAAAATTTTTAGAATTTATATATCACTGGTCAAGTAAACTTAACGTTTGGTCATGGAATAAATTATATGGTAAAAGAAATAATAAATAACATAAAAGCTGAAATTCAAATATGGTCCTTGTACTATAGACAAGAGACTGTTTGGTTTATAATTGGGTTTACTGTTGGATTTATAATTGGAGCATTGATTCTGTAACATGAAAAAAAGTAATTTCAAGATAAAATATCCCAATGTATTAGGAAAAGATTTTAAAAGAAAAGAAGATGCTTATAAACATTTTCAAGAATGTCGAGACGAAATGGTAAGAACTTTTCAATTAGGACCAAGTCATATGTTAACTGAAGAAACTGCGGTTAAAAAAAGTTGGATGGATCAATTATTTAAAGATTATTTTTTATGTGAAGACCCGGAGTATTATAAAAGAAAAATTGGACTTGGAATTGAAAACTGGTTTTTTGCTCCCGATAGTGAAGGAGGCATTTGTCTTTGGGTAAAACAAAAAGATGCTCCTCCCAAACATAATTCTAAAGAATGTAAGACATGTCAAGAAAAAGGTTGGTGTATTAAAACGGTAGATTGCTCTCATGAGGGCCCTACTGTACCTGTAGCCGCTCCATGGATTTTTACTTGTTTTGGAACAGGAGTTATAATGAACGAAAATCCCCTGCACAGAGTTAAACAAGCAATGAGAAAAGCAGTTAAATATCAAATAAAAGAGTTTAGAGATTCAGTAAGAGATGAATGTCAAGAATGTGGTGAAGAAGGATATGGTTTAGATTTAGAAGTGGACCATACTCCGAACTTTATAGAAATAGCCAATAATTTTATGAAAAAATATGACAAAGAATATTTAATTAAGAATGTATCCAAAGGAATTTCTCAAGATATATGGTATTTTATTAATGATAAATTAGAAAATGAGTGGTGTGAGTATCATTTAAAAGAAGCTACTTTAAGATTACTTTGCACAAATTGTCATGACAAAAAAACATACAAAAGAAAAGTAGCATGACAATGAAAAAGAAGAAAGAAGATTGGAAAGAATACCAGAAAGAATACCAGAAAGAATACCAGAAAGAATACCGATTAAAAAATAAAGAAAAGTCAAAAGAATACTCGAAAGAATACTATGCAAAAAATAAAGAATACATTAAAGAATACGGTTTAAAAAATAGAGAACGGCTATCAAAATACCACAAAGGATACTATTCAAAAAATAGAGAAATACTACAAAAACACATAAAAGAATACAATTTAAAAAATAGAGAAAAGATAGACGAATACCAGAAAGAATACCGATTAAAAAATAAAGAAAAGCTGGAAGGATACCGTAAAGGATACCGTCTAAAAAACAGAGAAAAGTTAATAGAACAATCACGACAATATTATGCAGAAAATAGAGAAGAATATCTAAAACAAAATAAAGAATACTATGCAAAAAATAAAGAAAAGAGAAACGCCTACTGTAGGCACAAAAAACAAACGAATCCTAATTTTAGATTAAGATGTAATTTAGCAAGTAGGCTACGTGATGCTTTAAAACATGGGAGTAAATCTGCCTCAACCATGGAATTAGTCGGCTGTACTATTGCAGAATTATGGATTCATTTGGAATCTAAATTTGAACCTTGGATGACACGAGAAAATTATGGCATCGGAGGGTGGGATCTAGATCATATTAGAGCTTGTGCTACGTTTGATCTAACTGATCCAGCACAGCAACGTGAGTGTTTTCACTGGAGCAATCTTCAACCATTAGAGCATATTGCAAATATTAAAAAAGGAGCGAGATGATGAAAAAATCAAATAAATACAACTATATACAAGGAAAACAGATCACGGACCACGAATCAGGGAAGCGAGTTTATGACATAAATAATTCTAGACTTCCGTCGGTGACTACGATACTAGCGGCTACAAAAAATCAACAATTTTTAAAAGACTGGAAGGCACGAGTTGGAAAAGAAGAAGCAGAACGAATCAAGAATTTATCTGGTAAGCGAGGGACTGCCATGCACAAATTCCTGGAAAACCATATCACGGGAGTTGGCTACGATGATCTTACGCCAATCGGATGCGAGGCGAAGCCCATGGCCCAAAAAGTTATTGAGATGGGTCTTGAAAGTGTCGAAGAATACTACGGTTCGGAAGTTATGCTTCATTACCCTGGGTTATACGCTGGCTCTACTGACCTTGTCTGCCTGCACAATGGCCTAGAAACTATCGTTGACTTTAAACAGAGTAATAGACCTAAGAAAATAGAGTGGATTGAGGATTATTTTTTACAAATCGCCGCATATTGTATGGCACATGACTACGTTTATCAATCAAAAATTAAACAGGGGGTTATTATGGTATGTACTCCTGATTTATATTACCAAGAATTTAAGTTTCAAGACGCTGATTTAAGATCGTGGAAGCATAAGTGGCTGAAGAGACTGGACATGTACCACGAATTACAGTTCGATGAGAAAGAACGAGTTAAATTTGATGTAAAGGAGTTTGAAAAACAATTTGAAAAAGCCTAGTGTATATATAGGAATGCCTTGTTACGACTCGGTGAAGGTGCAAACTTGCTCTTCGTTATTAGATACTTTTTCGACTTTGGGAAAGAACGGAGTTGAATGTAAATTTAAATCTATTCAAACTTGTTATCTTTCACACGGTCGTAATATGTTGACCTGTGCATTTTTACACAGTGGTTTTGATTATTTATTATTTGTTGATGCTGATGTAGAGTTTGATCCTGAAGCTGTGCTTAGAATGCTTGTTCCTAAAATGG